TATGGCCACATCAAGGGCTGCAGCCAATCGGCTGGCGACGTGAGGTGAGCAATTTCGTGATCCATTCTCGATCTGGCTGAGGAAGGGTGGGGAGACTGAGCACGGGGTTAAGTCTACCGCACCTAGTCCGCCCCCGAGGGATCGAACCCCGATCTCAACGCTTAAAAGGCGCGACTCTACCGATTGAGTTAGAGGCGGGTGGACTGCTGGGCCGGAGGTGGGGCCTGTTTGCAGAAGCAGTCGTCTCCGAGTTGGGCGTGCCACCACTCGTAGGGGTAGTCCACGCGATCGAAGTCGCGCTTGCCGGGAGGGGTGGCAATGCCGTAGCCAGTCCAATGGTTGATGCCGGTGGTACTCATAAGTCCGCCCCCAGGTACTCGAAACCTGCTCTGCCGATTAAGAGTCGGCTGCATCACCATCAATGCTTGAGGCGGTAGTGCTTGCGCTCCGAGAGAGGGACTCGAACCCCCACGAACTGATTAACAGTCAGCCATGCAGCCTATTACATCATCTCGGAATGTGATACTACTTAGATGGGGTGACGGACGGAAATCGAATCCGCGAAGGGCTTTCACCCACCAGGGTCACAACCTGGCGCAACAAACCAACAGTTGCCTCCGCCACAGCACCGGGGGAAGGACTCGAACCCTCATAGGCTGCCCCAAAAACAGCCGTCCTGCCATTGAACGACCCCGGTAGGTATTCAGTTTTCAAGCACCGAGAGAAGGACTCGAACCCTCACTTCTGCGTTCAGAGCACAGCGTGACTGCCAATTACACCATCTCGGTATCTGTTGTCTTACGTCTAGGTGGGGAGAATCGAACTCCCATGATGTCCACGTCCCAAACGTGGCGGCTTACCGTTAGCCCACACCTAGTTGGTCGGAGAGCCAGGACGCTGCCCCTGGCCTAACGGCCCCGATGGCCGCCGTGCGCTCAACACTTCTCTCCGATGGTCGGGTAGAGAGGAATCGAACCTCCTTAGTCTCGGCCCCGAACCGAGTGCCTTGCCATCCGGCACCTACCCGTTGATCTCGATTGTCAAGGAACCCTGCGTGTCCAAGGAGGGACTTGAACCCTCACGACCTTTCGGCCAGCGCTTTTTGAGAACGCCGTGTCTACCAGTTCCACCACAAGGACATGATGTTGCGTTTGTTGCGTTTGGCATGATGTTGCGTTTGTTGCGTTTGGTCCGAGCGGAGGGACTTGAACCCTCACGACCTTGCGGCCAACAGCCTCTCAGACTGCCGTGTCTGCCATTCCACCACGCTCGGTTGGTCCGAATGGAGGGAGTCGAACCCTCATGACCGAAGCCCACGCCTTCTGAGGACGTTGCGTATGCCAGTTCCGCCACATTCGGATGGTGCGGGAGGAGGGACTTGAACCCTCACGTCCGAGGACACCGGGGCTTAAACCCGGCGCGGCTGCCAGTTACGCCACCCCCGCAAGAGCCTTCCGGCCCCAGGGGGAGAGGAAGTGCTCTACCCCTGTTGAGCCTGGGGATTCAGCGGTCGTCCGGTGAGACGCGGCTGATGTCGCCCTGGCTTGGCCTTGGAAGGCTGCGGTAGGAGGAGCAATCGGGACATGGAGACACTGTATCACGCTGGGGTGACAGGCTCGCAAGGGGTTTGTTCAATCTTCTTCTGCTCGGCCACCACGGCAGCGGTGATCCTCTTGGCGGCGGAGCCGACCCACTCAATGGTGATGTCTCCGTGTGTGTTGATGGAGTCCTTGAGGGCGCCGACCACCACACGGTGAAACGGATGCTGCTGAATGTCCTCAGCCATCTCCATCCCTCATGGCAGCGACCTCATCGGTATCGATGACGACCCATGCCTTCTCCCCTGTGCCGTCGCAGTCGAGGCCGATCACCTCGGTCACATAACCATCCCCAACGAGGGGGCAGTCGTAGCGCCAGTGATAGTGGCCATGCACCAGAAGATCGGGCTGCACCTCATCGACCACGCCGCGCAGGGTCTTGCGATGGGCGGTACTCCCAGGCTCCAACTTGGAGTACCAGGAGGCCGCATAGGAGCGGCTCAGGTACTCGCTCGACTTCACCAAGAACGCGTCCAGCCGAGTGATCCCATCCGGTGCATCGTGGGTGAGCATCACATCGACATGACCAGCGGCGATGGCACGGTCCGTGTCGGCATAGCGGAGCAACTCGTTGGGCCACCATGAGGTCCAAGGGGTCCGATGCTCCTGATCAATCGAGTAGGCACCCCCGAGGGACATGAACGACACCCCGTCCCACTCCCAGGTGAGTCCGCGTGACATGTACGTCACGTTGTGACTGAGGGCGACAGGTTCAGGCGCATCGACAGGAGCACCCAACCTCTCCAACTGGTCGAACCAATCGTGGTTGCCGTCGATGAAGAACATCTGCTGATCGAACTGATCGAGCACGTTGGTGATGGCCTTAAGCCGGTCCTCCCGTCGTCCAGGCCACAAGTAGCCCCAATCGCCAACTTGGAAGATGCGATCAGCCCCGAGACGATTGGCCATCCGGCAGGCATCCTCAAGGAACGGTACGTTCCCGTGGCTGTCGCCCAGAGCCAGAATCTTCATCGTCAGCCCTTGATCTCTCCACCGTTCATGGCAGCCCTCACGAGCCTATCGATCTGAGCCTTCACCTCAGGATTCTCGACAAGGTAGGCGCCAGCGGCGGCAATGCCTTGGCCGATGTTGTCGCCATCGAGCGAGTACCAAGCACCGGACTTCTTCACGATGCCAAGGTCGCTCGCGAGGTCAACCAGCGACGCGTTGCTGTCGATCCCGTGCCCATAGATGATGTTGAACTCCACCTCGCGGAAGGGGGGTCCCACCTTGTTCTTCACGACCTTGACCTTGGTGATATTGCCGACAGCCTCGCCGCCCTCGCTGATCTTGTCGCGCCGACGGATGTCGAGACGTACCGAGGCGTAGAACTTGAGGGCCTTGCCGCCCGAAGTGATCTCGGGCGATCCGTACATGACCCCGACCCGCTCGCGCAACTGGTTGATGAAGATGACCAGCGTGTTGGTCTTGGAGATGTTGGCGGTCAACTTGCGAAGCGCCTGACTCATGAGCCGGGCCTGCAGGCCAACGTGGGAGTCGCCCATGTCGCCCTCGATCTCGGCACGGGGGGTGAGGGCTGCAACCGAGTCGATCACGATGACGGCGACCTCGCCGGACCGCACCAACAGGTCCACGATCTCAAGGGCCTGCTCGCCCGTGTCGGGCTGGCTCACCAAAAGTGACCCCATGTCCACCCCGATGGCCGCCGCGTACACGGGATCGAGAGCATGCTCCACATCGATGAAGGCGCAGACGTTCCCCTTTGACTGAGCACTACCGATCGTGTGGAGAGCGAGGGTCGTCTTGCCTGAGGACTCTGGCCCGTAGATTTCCACCACGCGACCACGAGGCAACCCGCCCGCCCCCAGAGCAACATCGAGATTGATGGCCCCGGTGGAGAAGGTGTCGATGTCCACCCGATAGTCGTCACCCATATTGAAGATCGACCCATCCCCGTACTGCTTGTTGATCAGATCGAGGGCCGACTGCAAGCCAGTGTTCGCCGACCGAGGCTTGGACTGTTCTTTGGCCACGAAGTTCTCCTCGTTCACAGGTGGGGGCACATCGTACTCGTCATCCCTGACAGGCACCAGAGGCTCAGAACTTGCCCTTCATGAAATCCCCAAGACGCCAGGAACGGCCCGTGTCGTGGTCCACTACCTCATTGCGCTGAGTGTTGTGAGTGAAGGATTTGGCCGAACGCTCAGCGTCGATCTGAGTACGTCGCTGGGCATTGCTTATGTGCGACTCCTCGGCTGCACGGTGGGCCGCTATCCGTTCAGATAGCACCTTCCGCGCCTCTTGGCGGTTCTGCCACTGAGATCGCCCATCGATGCGAACTTCGACCCCCGTAGGAACGTGTGTCAAAATGACACACGAGTCCGTCTTGTTGCGATGCTGACCGCCGGGGCCGGAGCCTCGGGCGAACCGCTCGGTAAGATCATCCTCATTAAGTACGAAATCGCTTTCGATCTGATCGAGGATCGCGACAGTGGCGGTAGAGGTATGGCGCCGCTGCTCCCCCTTAGGGATGCGCTGGACGCGGTGGGTGCCGATGAAGGGTTCGAGGAAGGTGGTATCACTCACCTCCAAGATCATCGTGCGAGCGGAGTCATCGACGCTGGAATCAATCCCACGTCGGCGCGCGGCGGAACGCAGAGCGTCAAAGCAACTCCTTGGAGAAGCGTTGCGCGTCGTCACCACCCTCGCCTGGCCTGATTTCAACTCGCATGGGGTTCTCCTTCTAGTTGCAACTGAACAGGGTCAAGATTGGAGCCGTCGCCAGGAATCAAACCCGAGGTAACCGCGGTACAAAGGCGGCGCGCTCATCAGAGCCAACGGCATGGAGCACCGGCCGGGAGTCGAACCCGGTTCTGCTGTTTACGAGACAGCCGCATCGCCGTCAATGCTTCCAGTGCATGGGCGAGATGTCGTTACTTGGGGCGTCCCCCTCGACCTCGCCCTCACGGGTGGAGGCATCTCACTTTGGAGCACCCACAGAGACTTGAACTCTGCTCTGCGGCTTACCATGCCGCCGTCTCGCCATCTAGACCTTGGGTGCGTGGTAGCGACGGAGGGAATCGAACCCTCTACCACCGCTTATGGGGCGGCTGCCTCGCCAATCGGCCTCGTCGCATCGATCCTTGCGTGCACAGAGCGGGACTCGAACCCGCGCATTTCCTCCGTGTCGTGGAGGGGCCTTTCCAACTTGGCCACCTGTGCTTGGTCGGACACCTGAGAATCGAACTCAGCGCGATCGCCTTATCAGGACGACTCCATCACCAGATGAACCGTGTCCGTTGGAGCACCAGGCAGGAGTCGAACCTGCGTATACGGCTTTGCAGGCCGCCGCCTAACCACTCGGCCACTGGTGCTTGAGTTGTCACCTACACACGCTTGACGTGAACTGGTGACGTATTGCTGTCACTGATGACAGTGGTCGGCCCGGCAGGAATCGAACCTGCGTCTCTGCCGTGTGAAAGCAGCACTAAGCCACTCAGTTACGGGCCGATGTCCTTCGGTGTTCACTGTTCGCTCATCCGCGAACAGGAAACACCTTGTGTGGTTCCCCCCGGAATCGAACCGAGTCCTGCAGTGCTTCACGCTGCCGTGCCTCCACTTACACCTGAGAACCTTGGAGCGGTCAGGGAGAATTGAACTCCCCTCTCCTGCTTGGCAAGCAGGTGTCTCGCCAACTAGACCTTGACCGCATTGTTGTTGGAGCGGCGCAGGGGACTCGAACCCCTCTCCTCTGCTTGGAAGGCAGATACATCACCATCAATGCTTGCGCCGCATGCTTGTCCGTCGGCCCCTCAGTGGAGTACCAGGGACTCGAACCCTGCAATGCCTCGCTGCCAGCGAAGCGCGCGCCCTGCGCGTACCCCATATTGACCCTATTCAGTTGTCAAAGATCATCGTCTTACAGTGGAGCCGGAGGGAATCGAACCCTCCTCACGGTGCTTGCAAAGCACTGTCGCCTGCCTTGGAACATGCGACCCCAGGTGTTGGGTGGGGGGCCGAAGCCCCCTCACCCGAGTCCGACAAGTGGCCTGCACCATCTCGTCGGGATTCAGACCTCAGGAGTCCGCCTCTGGTTCTTCCAGTGGGCGCTCCGTCATCGGTCTGGCAGGTTGGTGGCGGCTACGGGAGTTGAACCCGATGTCTCCTGGTTATGAGCCAGGCGAGTAAACCGTTTCTCTCAGCCGCGAACCGTTGCTACCAGCGTCAGCCGGTAAATCGACCGGCGCCTACGGGAATCCCCATGGCGGCGCCGGTCATCTCAGTTGTGATGCTCGTGCACGCTCGCATGTGGGTCACCTCCGTGGCTCGACGGTCTTGCGTTCTGCGAACCACTGTAGCACGGAGGGGTGACAGGCTCGCAAGGGGTTATCCCAAGTCCTTGATCCGTTCGAGCACCAAGAGGCGTTCAGCGAGTTCCTCGCTGGGGTTCTCGGGCAGGTCGGTGTCAGCCGAGTTGAAGTCGTCCATGAGGGAACGCACCATCTCCTCGTAGCCCTCCACGTCGTTGGCGGCCATCAGCCCGGCCTCGCGGCACATCTGAACTTCCTCAGAAGTCAGGCGCACACGCAGGACGCCCTCAGACAAAACGGCCATACCCTGGATGATGAGCCGGTAGCAGTGGCGTCCGTGCTTCTCGGTGCGCTTCTTGAGGTCGGCAGAGAACCCAGCGCCCGGCTCTGCCTCCTCGCGACGCTTCAACCGCTCCAACTGCTGGATGGCGTAGCCCCCGTAGGTCTTGCGAACGCGCTGGCTCAAGAAGGACTGACGGATGCCCACGAGGGCTTCGCCCACTTCGGTGCACACCTCGTACTCGGGCAACCAGAGCAACTCCATCACCGTGGGGTTGTTGGCCAAGCACAACTTGACAAACTTTGCCAACTCGTGGTGGGCCACATCGGGGTCGTGGGCGACGCGCGACTCCTTGGGCGGGTGCAGGCCCAGCAACTCAGAGGTGCGGGCCTGGAACACGCCGAGGCGATCGATGTCAGAGGTTGGGGTGGCAAGGCCGTATGCCGTCGAACCGACGACGCCTTGAAGGATCACGTTCATACCCGACACCATACCTGTCAGGTATGACAGGCTCCGTCGGGTTAGACCGGGACGGGCTGACGCTCCGGTTCGCGCACTGGCGGCGCTGGTTCTGGCGATGGCTCATGCCGCGGCTCGCGCACGGGGGGCGCCGGTACTTGCCACGGTTCCTCGCGAACGGGGGTTCCAATTTCACCCATCTTCATCATCCTCATCTTCGTCGTCCTCGGCGCGCAACTCAGCCAAGGCATCAGCGACGGCCTTGAAGGTGTTCCTCATGCTCACCATGGCGGCACCGACAGTCGTGGCGACCTCAGCCATAGCAAAGCCCAGCCGAGTCATTGTGTCCTTGAAGGCTTCGGATGCCTGTTGTTGGCGGCGCCGAGCGGCTTCTTCGAGATCGTCCTTGGTCACGTCGGTGAGAATCTCGTAGCCCACCCCATAGAACTCGGCCACCCTGGCCAACTCAACGGGCTGCACGAATCCAAGCCAAGGGACCTGCACCAAGGAATCGACGCGAGCGAACTCGGCCCGGTACCCACGGTCATGCTCGAACACGCGACCCCAGAGCAAGGCGCGCCCCCAGACCAGCCTGGTCCACGGGGGCGTCGTGTTGAGAGGGGTGTAACGGGACATCCCCGACAGCGGCCAATCCCACGCCATCGCCTCGATGGTCTTGTACGCATAGATGCCACACCCCACCCCCGCGTGGGCCTTGGTCACCGCGGTCGGCGCCGACTCGCACGGATCGTCCTCACTGCGGCAGTAGGCCGTGATGAAGTTGCGGTCGCGATCACGGATGACATCACTGACCCACTCGCCAACCGGCGGCCAAACGATTCCTGAGGCTGGCGACCGCAACACCGGAGTTTCCTCGTCGCCAGCGAGCACCCAGCACCGCCAAGCCACGATTGGCTCGGCTAGGTCTGGAATCTCAATCTCGGCGTTCCCAATCACGAGGTCGATGGTACTACTGCCCCATGACAAGCGCCCTCACGAGGAGTCGAACCCCGATCCACCGCTTAGAGGGCGGGTGTCCTGTCCGTTGGACGATGAAGGCTTGGTGCCCCCGCTGGGACTCGAACCCAGACCTGCCCTTTAGGAGAGGGCCGTGGTAATCCCTTCCACCACGGGGGCCAGATAATCTTTGCCATGGACTTCTTCGCGACCGCCACGCTAACGGTAGCCCTGATGGCTGGTGCGTCCTTCGTCGGCCGCATGGCCTACATGGCCAAACATGCCCCCGTCCCCGAGGGGGACAGGCCACGCAAGGGGTGGACCGTCGCCTGGGTTGTCTGGCTGGTGGCGGCGATCCTGGGGTTCTTCGCCATTGAGGTTCCGGCACTTCTGAATGACAGCGGGGGCGACACCCTCACCGAGCACATCCAGTTCGTCGCCGGGCAATCGCCCGCGTGGGCGATCATCGTGGCTGGTGGGATCGTGTCCTTCTTCGCATGGTTCCTCAAGCATCTATTTGACAAGGACTCGCGGGTCTGGGGTTACCTTCACCGCAAGTGATTGGTCGGGATGGGGAGAATCGAACTCCCTACTTCTCGCCCCCCAGACGAGCGTTCTACCGATGAACTACATCCCGTTGTGTTGTTGCGCCCCCCACCCAGGAGTTGAACCTGGACCTGTGCCTTCGGAGGACACCGTGATCTCCGTTTCACCAATGGGGGATATGTGTTTGGCGCGCCCGGCAGGACTCGAACCTGCAGCCTCTTGATTCGTAGTCAAGTGTCCTAATCCATTAGACCACGAGCGCATGTTGTATTCGCAGGAGTGTGGAGAATCGAACTCCATCGACATGAGTTTTGGAGACTCACCGGCTACCTCAGCCTCACTCCTATGTTGGTTGCAACCGAGTATGGGTCCTGAGCCGATGGCAGTTCGAGCAAACCAACTCGCACTTGGCCACCTCGTCCTTCAACTTCTGCCAGTTCCCCATGATCACTAAGGTCGAAATCTTGTCCACCTTGTCCGACCCCTCGGGGTGGTCGAAATCCATGACGCAGGGCGGATAGACCTCCCCGCAGTCCGAACACGGACCAGATTTCTGCTCATCGACCCAAGAGCGCATCTCAGCCTTTCGCTGAACTGCCCTCCCTTTGTAAACCTCCTTGTTCCTGCGGTAGTGCTCTTTGCGGTACTCCCGCATCTTCCCTTGATTTGCCTCTCTCCACTCTGGTGTTGACATGCTCCCATGGTATCAAACCTTGGGGCGAGTTTTGAGTCTTGCGTCCCCCGACAGGGAATCGAACCCTGTTCTGAACCTTGAAAGAGTTCCGTCCTAACCAATGAACGACCGGGGGTTGTTGTTGTGGCGGTCTATAGGGGTATCGATCCCCTTACTTCACCTTGACAAGATGATGTGATAGCCAGTTCACCAATAGACCTTGGTGGTGTTGCGTCCCCCCGCCGGGACTCGAACCCGATTCTCCTGCTTGAGAGGCAGGTGACGCACCCTATGTCTCCGGGGGGCTGATGCCCGCACCCGGAATCGGGAGAGGGCTATTAGCGCTCGGGGCGCTCGACAGGTCGCGCATCGCGACGCCAGCGCCGGGAGCGCTGATCTCGTTCGCGGAAGTCGGTAGACCTAGACATGGCTATGACTCTACCACACGGGGGTGACAGCGAAGCAAGGGGTTATCCGCTGGCCAATGTCAACTGGCGGCGTCGTCGGAGTATCCGACGTTCACGCTCGCTCATGCCACCCCAGATGCCAAACCTCTCATCTAGGCCAAACGCCAAGCAGTCCTCTCGGACGATGCACCCATAGCACACCTCCTTGGCCTCCTTGGTCGATTCACCCCGACCAGGGAAGAACAACTCGGGGTCTACTCCAAGGCAGTTGGCGAAGTCTTGCCAAATCGGCTCGTGCATAGGCCCGGTTGTAGCAGGTGATCAACACCCACACAACCGGGCCTACATCTGAACTAATTCAGAAGTCCCCGTAGGCAACCTGGAAACAGGTCAGACCGGCGTCACGCCACATCCTCACGACCTGATCGCGGTCATCAATGACCAACACGGGGTTCCAGTGAGGGAGGATGTCCCGTTCCAGAATCTCGCGCTTGATGATCGAGTCCTTCCGCATGTCGCCCTCGGGACGCATCAGCACGCTGACGAAGGGAACGTCGTACTGCATCAGCCACGCCATGGTGTCCCGACGAACCTGCTCGGTGCCTTCACGACCCGAGCACACCACGACGTGCCGCGTCTCGGCCAGCATCTTGACCAACTCCACGACCCGAGGGTTCGGGGCGTCCTCCAAGCACTTCTCGTACTCGAAGGGGCCGCGGCTGACGTGAAGGGCGAGGGTGCCGTCCACATCGACCACAACGCACTCAGGGAGGCTCTCATCGACCGTGACGGTCACATCCGGCTTGAGGTGGTCGTTGAACATCCTCATGATGACCTCGGCCCCCACCGAGCGATCGCGGGTGAGGTCGCGCTTAATACACTCCTCGGGCGTCACGTCGGTGAAGTCCTTCGTCTCGAAGTGGGCGCCGAACTCACGCGCCAACTCCCTGAGGTGATCGACCACGCCATGCTGGATGTTGGTGTCATCACAGATGACCGTGAGGCCATCCGCCAGACCGGCACGGATGAGGGCGTCACGGGCGACCTTGGTCGCCTTCTCCTTGCCCTTGGACCATTTGGTATCACCGTGCAACATCACGCGGAGCGAGTCGCGATTTACGACCACCGTGTTGCCGGGGTTCTTCTTCACTTGTTCGGCCGCCCAGGTGGACTTGCCCGATGCGGGTAATCCTTGTGTTGCAATCAACTTGATCATGTTTCTTCCTCTCGATCTACGAATGGCTTCTCTGCTGCGGGCTTGATCATCTGCCAGATGGCCGGGGCGATGTCCTTGCCGTCAAACAGCGAGAACATCAGGCCGGGGGACGACGACTTCTTAGCCCTAGCAGCGAAAGCCTTGCGGTCCCCGTCGGGCGTGTTGTGACAGATGATGCTGAACTCCTCGTAGGCCGCATCTTCGATGGTCTTGAATTGCAGGTTGAGGTCGGAGATGACTCCCTTGACCCAGCCGTAGAACTCATCAGGAACGCGGTCCAGCACGTCGGTGAAGTCACCGCCACGGGCGAGGACTTCCCAGACACGCTTGGAGTTGATGCCAGTGATGATCCGGTGGAGCCGGACGTACTCGGGGTGCTTCACCTTGAGCCGGAATGAAGGCTCGCCGGGGCGGTACCAGACCGCCACGACACCCTCGTCCTCCTCATGATTGTTCCCCGTGGCGAAACGGTAAACCGCATCCATGTCGCCAACACCAACGTGCTGGGTGGTGCGAGCACCGAGCCACCAGTCGATCTCCCACAAGGGGATGTCGGCTCCGGTAGCGATGTCGATGGCACCCAACATGACCAACTCTGCCCGATCGCCATAGTTCACAACGATGCGGTTCTCGGGAAAGATGATCTCCACCAGGGTGGTGACACCTTCGGGTTGAGTGAAGTCGGGCATCTCGGCGTTCAGCCAGGCCGTGGCCCAGATGGCCTGATCGCTCATGAACGACCCACGGGTGGACACGGCGAAGCGACCATCGGGACGCTTGTAGATGATGCCAAGCGAGCCGTCCATCTTCTCCGTCACGATGGGCGGAATGGTCAGGGCGAACTTCGGAACAGTCGTCTCGGAGTGGTTGAAGAACTTGGGGAAAGGGCGCGCCAACACTTTGCCGTCGCTGGCGACAATCAGTCCACGACACGCCGAGGTCACGGGCGTCCAAGCGCGGGTGATCTGGCAGATCGATGAGTAGTTGTAGATCGTCAGGTCGAACTCGGGATGGCTCTGCGTCATGAGGTGCTTGGCCTCGATGGCCGCACGAATGTCGTCGTCCGAGAACAGGTCGTTGATGTGGGTCATGGTGTCCTCCTTTCGTCAGGGGGGACTATACACCCCAGGCATGACAAGCCTGTCCGGGTTAAGGAGTACGGTGTGCTCATGCGAACGTGCAACAACTGCCTCAAGACCCTTCACCGTCGGTGTGAACGCAACGAATGCGCTTGCACGGTCTGTGGGTCGAGGGATCGTCGGCCGATCGCCACAGTGAAGCCACCCACTCCACCCCGCGCTCGCGCCCCACGCCCTCCTAGGGATCGGGCTTACTCCACCAGCGACAAGGCGGCGTACATGCGCGAGTACCGTCGGCGTAAGGCTGCTGGGGAGGTCGAAGGGACCTATCGACGCACTACCCCCGACGATCTCCGCCGCATGGTGGAGTTGCGACTACAGGGCCTCACCTACCGAGAGATCGGCGAGGAGTTGGGCATGGACCACTCTTATGTGGCCCGCCTCACCAAGAGCGAGATGGCGGAAGGCCGAGGTCCTGCCCCCCAGGGCTGACGCCCCCGTCCGCTTTCAAGGCGGCGCCCGCTCGCTTGTCGGGTTGACCTTCCGTGGCGGAGAGCGGAGCACTTGAAGCCCATGGTGTTACCCACGACTCGCTTTCGAGGCGGTCCCGGCGCGCCTGTCCGGTTCACTCTCCATGACAGGTTCTCGTAACGAGAACCTGTGGCGGAGAGCCGAGGACTCGAACCCCACGCCCTTTCGGGCGCCAACTCGCTTCCAACGAGCGCCGGTACGCCTGCCCGGTTGACTCTCCATGATGTCGGCGAACGACGACATCCCCAGGATGTCGGCGAACGACGACAATCGGCACGATCGTGCTGATTTCGTTCGGATACAGGCTCACTGACCTGTTTCGGGCTGAAATCGGCACGTTCGTTCCGGCGGAAGGCCGAGGACTTGAACCCCACCCCCCGGAGGGGGCGAACTCCTTAGCAGGGAGTCCCAGCACGCCTGTCTGGTTGACCTTCCATGTCGCTTAGGTTTGGACCGGCTTCTGTGCCCTGGGGGCACGGATTCAGGTCTAGACCTAAGTGGTGAGGGTGGAGGGAATCGAACCCCCTCAGGCAATGCCAACTGGTTTACAGCCAGCCCCGGCTCTCCAACTCCGGCGCACCCTCTCGTGAGAGCGAGCGCCAGAGAACGCGCTCGCTCAACTACTCGATGAGTAGGAGGAATAGACCTCGGAGACGGAGAAGCGCTTCATGGGGACCACCTTAGCACCTAGGGGTGACAGGCAATCAAGAGATTCGGAGCACCTGGGTGTAGGAGCGACCAAAGAACTGCTCCAAGCGCGTCAGCATGTCGATGGGTCGCGAGTTGTTCTGCATGAACAAGTCGAAGCCCCACACGTCCAGATCATGCTCGGAAGCATGGTCATTGAGTGCTACGACCCCAGGACGCTGAATACGGATGGTGCGCCCCCCGGCTGCCTTGACTGCTTGGGCCTCGTTCTGGAAGCGCATGTCGGACAACACCACCCGTCGGTGTGCCTGCGCCCGCTTCATCGCAAGATCGACCCAGAAGTCCGTACCCAAGATGTTGCGGCCCGCCTCGGTCCCAAGGCGCTGCAGGAATTGACGCATTTCGGGGTAGAGCGCCTTGGCTTCGGTGTAGCCGTGAAACTCCAAGGCATCCGAGTAGCGGATGATCTCATCCTCGCTGGGGTTGTCAGTCCCCATCACCCCCACGATGGGATTGATGGCCGCTGCGATCTCGCGCATGGGATCGGCGAAGGCGATCTTGACAAAAGAGAAATGTTCTACAAGCAGATCAGCCAGGGTGTCCTTCCCTGCCCCTGCGTACCCGGCAATCCCGATCAGTGCTTCCGGCATCTAGGTTCCTCTCTGGCATAGGGCATGGTTCGCCCTCACAGCAAGAATCTTTCCAGCCGCACCCCGGACATAGCCATCGAGTGGCCTCAGGCTTGTAGGAAGTGCCGCAGACCGCGCACTCTACCATCAACGGTTCTCCCCGAACAGATGCTCAATCAACCAGCCCAGAATGAGCCAGAGTCCGAGACGGCCGATCTTGTGGACGCGCAGCCGATGCCACACCTCGGTAATCGTCGGGACTTTCCTAGTGAGGATGCCCGTGATCTCCCAGGAGCACAAGACGAGGACGACGGCGGCCCGCCAATCCTTTCGATCTACAAATCGTTCAAGTAGAAATACGCGCTCCACTACACCACCCGGAGATGATCGAACCCCATTCGATACTCCGATGATACGACGAAAGCGGCAGTGCCAGGAGACGAGTCTGAACCCGTCGCGTTGATCCACCATGTGCTACCGCCATCCATGGCCGGGCACTGGATGTGGACCTTGGGTCCGTGATCGATCACCGACAGGTGGTGATAGTGGCCGGTGACGACGATGCGGGCTTGTCCGATCGAGTGATCCCCGAAGGCCATGTCCTTGAGCCATTCCTTCTGCTTGGCCTGGGGGGTTGCCCCGCGACCAGCGAGGTGGCCATGGGTGAATCCAGTGGGAATGCCCGAGATGTCGAGCACGATCCAGAGACGCTCCTCAGGGATAACGAAGGAGACGTGCCCGAAGGCTTCATCGTTCTCCCGCATGGCGTTCGCCACCATCTCGATCACAAGAAGGTCATCGTTGTCGCCAGGCGTCGTATACATCTTGCCGTCGTTGCGATTCTCCCCGTGGTTACCGCCGACTCCACCGATGACCATGCGATCCATCCGACGAGAGAGCCGCACGGCCCCATCCCGAAGGCAACGGAAGGTGAGACGCAACTGTTCGCGTCGATTCAGTTCGGTGGTGAATGCCTGAGACGGGTAGTTGCCACTGCACTGCTCGATGAGGTCACCCATGCCGATGAGGTACAGACACTCAAGGCCCGTCTTGGAACGCTTGAGTTCATCGATCATGTCCTCAATGCGATCGAACGAGGTCATGATGCGATCGACGGTGCCGCGCACGCCGTCGCCATCACCCTTGCCGATCTGCCAATCGGAGATGGGAATAACCAAGGAGTGAGGCCCGGTCGGGACGGTCTTGATCCGCTTCCACTTACGGATGCCATCGAGCATCTCGTCCATGTCGATGCCGTAACGCTGGTGACGCAGCCTGATCTTCGCCTTGTAGTAGTAGAAGCGCTGCACCTCTCCTGCCCCGAGGTTGGAGTCCCAGGCACGGAACTCGGGGTTGTAATCGGGGTCAACTTCGTAGACCTCGGGGTCGAGGTTCCAGATGGCCAGCAAGTCCATCCAGTCGTTGTCGCTGGGCGCGCTTGGCTCGGTGCGCGGCCCGGTAGAGATGACCCCTACTTCGCCATCGAAGGCAACTCCCGGCTCCCAGCCCTTGGGATGCCTGACGGCCCGCCGATCTGCTTCGGCGGCTATCCGGTTGACATCGGAGATGATGTCCAACTGAGGAACGTCAGCCTTAAGTCGATCGTCGGCCATCAGGTGGCCCTAGGACATTGGCACTTCCCACGCCGATGGCGCTGGACACCGGGATCAGCAACCTGTCCACACAACTGCGAAAGATATTCAAGGGCCGCCCGTCGCTCGGGGTTCTTGGTGGCTGTGGCCACCTGGGCCACCTTGGGCGCCCAGGACTTCAACAGGGCGCAGATCGACGTGCCAAAGACGCGAGGGTCATCCAGCAACTTCTGCAGTGCTACCCGATCTTCTTCATCGAGGTAATCGAGGATGAGCCGCATGGTGCATCTGCCCCCGAGGCCATTTTTATAAAGAACGTCGTGTGAAGCATGAATCTCATCGGTGAGGCCCAAGGCATTACCTCCTAGATGGGGCACCTTGAATCGCCCGCAAGATTAGACGATCTTCATTCTCCTGAGTCGTCGCTCTCCTCGATGGACGACTTCGCGTTGATAGCGAGAGAGGCGACGCGAGAGGCGAGACGCTCGACCCGGAAGGGGCGAACGGCTTCGGTCAACTCGGCGAGACGGGCTGCATGGGCGTTGAGCACTTCGAGGATCGCCAGAACGGCGTCCCCGTCCATGCTGTGCTTGCCACAGTGGGCACACTCCCTCATCGACCCCGCTGCCACCAGCGAGTCGAACTGACCCGTAACGGAGTTGTAGCGAGCGCGAGGCACGAGGGATTCAGTCTGGACGACCTCACCAGCCGAAGCGGCGAGCGCCGGGGTGATGAAGCCCGAGACGTTGACGGCCAGAAGGCCGACAACCTCAAGACGCCCATCGATGTTGCGCCAGTCCGGGCTGAGGTCAGAGCCACGCAGGCTCCGAACTTGCTCGGGCGAAGCGGTGGAGCGCACAGCGCCAGCCGCCACGATGCCGAACTCGTTCTCGTAGAGGGCCACGTCAGCGATGGCACACCCGGTGTGGGCGTAGAACGCCTGGGTGTCGCTGGCCCGCAACTTGAGGTCGGGGTGCACCGTGTCCATGTAGACGACGCCGGTAGCAACCAACTCGCCCTCGACCGTGAGGACGCTCTTGTTGCGGAAGTTGCGGTAGCCGTCACTCGAACGAGGAACGTCCACGCAACGATCGCGGAAGCCGATGTGGCAGGAGCCGAACTTGGCGACCAGGCCGTAGATGCGGCCGTTGGGGTAGATGATGACCGGGTGGGCCTCGTCCATCTCGCCGATCGAGAACCACTCCATCGGAGGGTTGACCGGGATGACGGGAAGTTCGGTCACGTTGTCCGAAGCCGAAGCCACGAGGGACTTCAACTCGATCGGCTCTCCGCCGCGCCCAACCAGTGGGTAGGGGCTTACGACACGCCAGACCTCGCCGAACACCTCGGCGCCGGATGCAACCAGAACGAGGTCATCACCCTGCTCCTCGGGAGAAATGACCCTGAGGGCCGCCTCTTGGAACGCCGGGAAGGGGGTCATAGTGGCGCCCATGATGCGACCCTCGACCAACACCTCGGTGATGCCTTCGGGGTCGCCGAACATGGCATCTTCCATGGCCACGTCCTCGCCATTGGCGTCACGTAGTTCAGCCACAACCGAGTCGATGTCGGCAGAGACGCCACGCATGGTGCCTTCGGTCAGGAGACGCTTGGCCTCCTGGCCAGCCTCGCCCGAATCGAAATAGCCGCGACCGATGATCTCGTGTCCACGCCGCTCGACCTCGTGAATCGATCCAGCGATGACAGCGCCATCATGGCCACCAGCATTGATGGTCTGCAGCATGAGGGGAATGGGAAGGTCGCGCCAGGTGAGGGCTTCCTTGTCAATCATGCGGCCATCGCCCGAAGGCAGGCCCTCCACGATCAGGACACCTTCCCACTCGAAATCGCCCTTCTTGAAGTCGCCGACCACCTTGGAATCCTCCTCGGCGGCCTGATCCTCAACGGGGGCATCCTCGTCGGCAGCGAACTCGTCGGAAGCAATGGGAGTAACGGGAACGATCTCATCGTCCTTGTCGCCCGTACGGGCAACCGACTCGAACCAACGCCGAATGACTTCGCCCACAAGGGCAACGTCGTCGGTGCTGGCGATGTCGCTGCCCCGGATGGCGGCCTCAGAAGCCATGGCGTGGAACCGAGCGCGCATCGTGGCAAGAGCGGCACGCACTTCCTCAACAGAAGCAACGTCCTCACCCAACTCGGGGATGTCCTCCACACCACCATCGCGCAGATGCTTGGCCAGGTGGTTGTAGACCCCCTGGTAGTCCGCGGTCGGGATGGTCGAATCATCGATCACGGCGATGGCCGAATGCACGGCCCACAGAACGGCCGCACCGGGCGTGCCATCCTCGCTCACCTCGTGATGCGGGAACTTGTAGGCGGTCTTGTTGGTGGGATTGCCGTTGGAATCCACCCAGGCGTAAATCTTCCCGTAGTACGCGGGAGCCTCGCCAGAACGAGTGCGCTTCTTGACCTCGCTGCCGTCCCAATCGGTGAAGGTGGGGGGGTTCTTGGTGGCGCTGCTGTGAGGAGGAAGGGCCTTGAAAGATGCCTCGCCCTCGACCGCCATCGTCTCCGCCGCCCCATCGGAAGCCAAGGCTGGGGCTTCCTTGTCAGCGTCGGCCAGATGTGCTGCCAGATGCTCGTAGACGCCCTTGTAGTCGGCGTCGGGGATGGTCGTGCCGCCACGGCCGCCGTTCAGCACGCCGATTCCAGTGGAGCACGCCTTGAGGTTTGCTGCACCGGGCGTTCCGTCCTCGGACACCTCGTGGTGGATGAACTTCCACGCGTCCTTGGTCTTGGGGTCACCCTCTGGGTCGTTCCAGGCGTAGATTTCCTCGTAGTACGAGACATCCTCGCCGGACTTGGCGCGGGCCTCTGCGGCCGGGCCGTCCCATGGGCCATCCGTGGTGGGGCCATGATGCACAGGGACAGCCTTGAACTCGGCGGGACCCTCGGCCTCCATGTCCTCCTCGGACTCCTCGATCTGAACCTCGACCTCAACTTCTCCGGTGCCATCACAGGTCGGGCATTCCTCGCCATCGACCTGTCCGGTGCCATCGCAGGTCGGACACGGCATCATCGCCACGTCCTCCTCCTCGCCATGATCAGCAGCCACGTCCCCGCCACCAGCGACCTTCTCGGCCGCAACGAACTCATCGAGCACTGCTAGGCGCTCGTCGCGAGTCGGCTCATCGGCGATCACGATGGCCAGCGGGTCGGCCGAAGCTTCCGCGGGGTGATCTTCCTGCCCCTTCTCGGCGGCATTGAGCGCAGCCAACTGCGTCTTGGCATCTTCCTCGGAAGGATGACATCCCATCAGTTCACCATCAGCCGACTTGACGACCGCATAGGGGTCGCCCGCGTCACACTCGGGGTGCATTTCCACGATCTCGTAAGGCATTGAGTCACCCTCCTGGGCGCCAGGTTGAGCGGACGGAGTTGATTCGATTCCCTCTGATCGTAGTCCAGACGGACCCTCAGAGTTAGAAATGGCTCCCCGAAGTGGCCACACGGAACTCTCCTCACCCCACACCAGTTCAACTCCATCGAACCGGACCTTCTCCCCGATGAGGCTCTCAGCGAAAGCCACTTCATCATCGGAAGCCCCGTAACACAGGGTGATATGGGGCATGAAGTCGTGATTGGACTTGATTTCTTGGTCAGAACCAAGAGAAGCATTGACGGACTTAACCAGGGCCGCCCTCATCTCCCCAAGGCCGGGAGCGTCCACCAACAGGACTAGGGGAGGATCATCCTCACCAGCCAACTCGAAGGTGGTGACGGCGGTGATCTCGCCATGAATCGGCTCGCGCTCGGAAGCAATCTCAGACGAAATCACCTCAGCAACCTGCTGCTGTGCGGCATCGGTCCATTGCTCGTCGGTCACCTTGCCGAAGTAGGCGAGGGTCAGGTGGACCTCCTCCTCGGGGGTGCCACCCTCAACGACGAAGCGCCCCGGATCGTCGGGACGCACGCAGGCCATGATGCCGTCAGAGTGATCTGGCTGATGAGCAGCGAACTCGATCGTCACCCCTTGACGCGTGATCTTTGAGACTCCGGGGATCATGCAGAAATCCTTTCATGCTGAGCCACGGCCTGCTCGATCAACTCATTGGGTACCCGCAACCCATTCGGCCCCACCCTCAGTGGGCGTGCCATGGCAGACATCGCCTCGACCTCCAAGAGTGACAGCAGGCAATTCATGACCATGGCGGCCTTCTCGTCCGCAGTGAAGTTGTCGATGCCTTGAGCCAAGAAGTGCTCACGGAGCCAACCCTTGCCCCGCACGGTGAAGTTGTCCCAGGCCCCATCGAGCAACTCGCTCAACGTGACCTTCAACGAGGTTAGGTCGCGGTCGTTGACGTGCGAGAGGATGTCGGTCTTGCGGACGTTCTTGAACTGATCCTTCATAGCCACATGAGAACCGTTCATCTTGGAAAGCAGCCGATTCCCGGCACGCTCAAGAGCACGCTCAAGAGCGGCGTCAGCACCCGTAGCCAGACGATCGATCAACGTCTCCTCGACGCGTGGACCGGCAGGCCCCCGCGGAATCGGTTCGTCTTGGCCCGTCTCGTTATCAATGACCGGGCGCGCCCCTGGGCCGGTGTCCTTCTTCTGGCCTTGGCCGTTGGCCGGTGCTGACCCAACGGGAGAAGCAGGAACCGTGCCCTCCTCTGTTGGCAAGTCCAGTTCACCTTCGAGTTCGGGATAGAGCATGCCCATGACCTTCGGACCGAAGATGATCGGCTCAGAGGCCATGAGGTTGCGAAGGTCACGCTCCTTGCGCTCCTCATCGGTGGGAGCGTCAGCCTCATCGAAGCCCGACTCACGCAAGTAAGCGACGCGGGAGAGTTCGACACGATCGAAAGCCGCACGGGCGTTGGGTCCGGTGTCGGTGCGAGAGGTGATGCGCGACGGATCGAATAGAAGGTAGAAGTTCGATGCCTCCGCCTCGGTCATCCCCTCAAACTCGACCAACATCGGCCGCAGGTAGGCGAAGGTCAAGAACTCGGACAGCATGTCGCCGATGGGGGTGACGTGCTTGGAAATGAAGTCGGCGTCGATGTTGTAGCCAGTCCAGTGGTTCAGGCCACCCTTGCCCTCCATGATCTCGGGCGGAACATCCAGGCCACCAGCCAGACGCTTGAGGGCTTCTTCCCTCAGGTCCATATACATGGTGTCAAGATCGCGGGCGACATCGATCAACTTCACCTTGTCGAAGAACTCAGCGGGGCCACGCATAATGAGGGGCACCAGCGATGCCGCCGAGGTGCGATCCTCGACCGGCGCCGTCAGATGCTCCATCAGTTCTTCGGTGAACGGATCGATGTCGTCAGTGCGATCGGAGTCGTCCTCGGTTTCGTCATACGGACCGAAAGACATCTCGTCGGGGACGAACAGGATTCCGGCCGACAGTCGCGATTTGGCCACAGCGTCAACCAGTTGGGTGAGGACTACGACCTCACGACAGATAGGCAGGACGTGCTTAAGGGCGGAATCAGGGCGCTCGGAGAAGCGGGGATCAGAACGCCAGAGACGAGCGATGTAGGTGTTGGGGTCCAACTCGTCGTACTGCTGGCCACCGTAGCCGCCGTAGTTCCGCTTGATGGTCTTGCCGTAACCCTCGATCTTGACTTCCTCGGGGGAGAGGAACTCCCAGCCGATGCCCGCTTCGCGATTGAACTCGTCAAGAAGGGGGGAACCCAACAAGAAGGACTCGCCAGCAACCTGCAGGTGCATCGACGCCTTGCGATACAACTCCTGCTTTCCGCCACGCGGGGGCATGAGGGCGTCCCACACGCGCGTCACGCGCTCGTCACCTGTCTCCCGCCAGCCGCCAGTTGCAACCTCGTTGTCTTTGACGACGGGACGAATCTGGCAGGCCGCCACCGTGTTGGCCGTTAGGCCAATGACGTAGGCCACCTCACCGATGATCTCGTAGTAACCGAACGCGTCACGCTGCCAAGCCTCCGGCACCCCCAGGGGGGCCTTGATGTCGTTGATCTTACGGAGGGCTGACGTGGTGACATAGGCCGATCCCTTGGGATGGGTCATGGCGAAGTCCGCCAGACGGCCCTTGGCAAGCATGTCTACACGGCGAAGTGGTCCAGAACGCGGCATCCTCTACCTCTCTTGCGATTGCCCCAAGCGTACTCCACCCCATAGTGGACGACTGCGACAAGAGTTGTCATACCTGCCTGATAACGTAGGCGCTCAATCGACACCAGACAAGGAGCAACCATGGGAATCGAGACATTCGCGTCGCCCGGACTGCGATGGGGCCTTCTACTTGAGGACCATCCTGGCGCAACCCACGGTTTCAAGATGATGACCGGCACTGATTTGGGTGTTCCTGAATCATACGGCGGTAACGGCAACTTCTGTGTTTGCACCATCAGCGTCCCCGGCTATGAGCCGGTGGTGGCCTACAAGTCCATCAAGGATCGCGGCCAGCCCGACGAGTGGACGGTGAACTGCACCAAGACCTTGGGGCGCGCCCTCAAGAAGTGCGGCTACCCCGACGACCTCAAGGACCTCAAGGCCCTAGTGCTGTGGCGTCAGCGCGATGCCGAGATCACCGCCATCCGCGGCGGCTTCGCTGTCGAAGCGCCATCGAATCCCCTTGAGATCGAGGCTGGTGGACGCGATGTCGATGACGACGATCAACCCGATGCCGACCACGATGTCATCGATGAGGCTGACACCACGATGCCTCCGGCGGACTCTCGTGGACACGAGACAGACATCAACTCCGACGACTCCAACGTGGTCGATGCTGAGGTGATCGAGGATGAAGCCACTCCCGAGCCTCGCGACGAAGAACGTCTAGCCGCCCTACTGACAGAGATCAGGGACTTGCCCCAAACCGACAAGGATGACTTCAAGGTCTGGCTGGTCGATCAGAACATCTCATCCCACCCTGACGGCTGGACCGACGCCAACTTGGATGAGATCGACGCCTGGATGGCGAACGATTAATGGGCGTCCCCAGCAAGTTCAAGACCAAGGTCGTCGGGGTCACCTTCGTGAAGGGGTATCCGAACAACATCTTCCGTCTGAACGACATCGCCGCCGAGAGGTTCCTGACCACGCCCGCTGGATTCGGCCAGGACGTGGAGCCGGAGCCGCTTCCTGCGGTGCTGATCCGCAACCCCGCCAACGAGTTCGACGCCAACGCCATCGAGGTGCACGTCCCCTCTTTGGGTGACCCTGGCATGATCGGACACATCCCCCGCACGGTGGCCGAGCGCCTGGCCCCCAGCCTCGACGCTGGGGACCCCTGGCTGTCCTTCATCACCTATGTCGCTATCGATCCGAACCACCCCAACAACCCTGGGGTGCACATTGAGATCGAGCGCTCCGGGGAGGAGGACCCATTCTGATGACCGACACAGCACTCAACTGCGACGTGTGTGGCACCCACGAAGCGAAGGGCGTAGCGTCCGTCCCCGGCGTGCCCATCAGTGTCGCCTACTGCCAAGAGTGTCTCAACGCGAACGCTCATCCCTGGGGCATCCTGGTAGTGAACACCTCCTTGATAGGACATCTCAGCCAATCGGCTGAGTGGTGGCAAGAGATGGTGCGGGACACCTGCGCCCACCTCGGTCGCTCCATCGAGGAGTTCAATCTGGCCGTAGAGGTAGAGGTCAGGGAGTTCGACAAAGAGTACGAGCGGTACGTGGAGCAAGAAGAATCCACAACCGAGCAACAGGCGTCTGCTGGCAACCCCTTGACCGAATCTCTGGACTCACTCTAGAGTCAACGGCCTCGGTGTTGTCACCGACGATTAACAACCACTCACTAACGGAGTATGACCAATGGCATCAGGAAACACCATCGTCCTCAGCGGGAATCTCACCCGCGACCCGGAACTCAAGTTCCTCGACAACGGCACCGCCCTGGCGTCGTTTGGCATTGCGGTAAACCGCCGCTGGCCAGACGCCCAAGGGGAGTGGCAGGAGGAGGCGCATTTCTTCGACGTGACCGCATGGCGGGAACTCGGAGAGAACGTCGCCGAGACGCTGCGACAGGGTGACCGCGTGATCATCGAGGGGCGTCTGCAGTACCGGAATTGGGAGGACAAGGACACTGGCGAGAAGCGCTCGAAGGTCGATGTTGTGGCCGACGAGGTTGGTGCTTCCCTCCGGTGGGCAACCGCATCCGTCACCAAGAACGAACGCAAGGATGACAACCGTGGAGATCGCGAACCGTCATCGGGAAGTCGTCGTGGTGGGGGCAGCAGCCGTGGTAATGGCGGCGGCAGCCGTCGCGGCAGTGCTCCTCAGCAGGAGTCGCGTGGCTCCCGCGAGGATTTCGATGAGGAGCCATTCTGATCGGAAGGCGCAGGGGGTGGGCTTCGGCTCACCCCCACCGTCGTTTCCACGCGTCATAAGGGATCGCTGATGGAGCCAACTCTCCACCTTTCTCTAGATGAAATGGAGTTCGTCGCTTCCGAATCGGTCAAGAGGACGGTCCACAAGCGGGCCGCGTCCACGAGCCATCGTCATGGCCACAGCGGGGCACCAGGCTTTGACTTGGACATCGTTGGAGGATTCGGCGAATACGCCGTAGCCAAGTTCCTGGGCTTGCCATGGGAGGCCGCTCCGGGGACGACTGACAAGTGGGGCGACATCATCCCTGGTCTACAGGTAAGGGCAACCTGGCACGGCGGGGGGCGCCTCATCCTCCACCCCGATGACGATGATGCCCATGTGTTCGTGCTCGCCATCGTTGAACTCCCTCAGGTGAAACTCGCCGGATGGACCTTCGGGGAAGAAGCAAAGCAGGAGAAGTTTTGGGACGATCCCCAAAGGGGACGCCCGGCCTTCTTCGTACCCACCCATGAACTTCGTCGGTGCCGTGGCTCTCGTGGCCTGCTGAGGAGTCATCTGAGGATCGAGTCAGAAGTTGATCAAGCACCTGCACCCCCCCACTCGTGATTGCAGTCACGCCTACTCGATGGAGTACGAGCGCGATTACTGCTGGTGCAACGAATGCGGCACCACCTGGAAGATGCTCTACAAGGATGACGGGTCCTGCAAGACGTGGTACCCGCTCCCTATCAAAGAGATGTCCCGTGGTGTTCGGCTGCAAGAAGTCGGATGGGGCCGACGATGAAGCGCGGGGGACCCCTCAAGAGAACGTCGTCCCTCAAGCGATCGGGTGGACTCTCGGGTGGTGCCCCCCTCAAGCGCACCGAGATCAACCAGCGATCAGAGAAGCGCCAACGACTCATGACCGACGATCGCATCCCCCTGATCGAACGGCTGGTGGCCGAGGGTCACAAGTGTGAAATCGGCCCGGTCTTGGCGGCCCATGATGTCCTCGAAGGGCGCCGCCACTGTCGCGGTAAGATCGAGGGGCTACACGAACTCCGCAAGCGGAGCGCCGGGGGGAGCCTGCTCAACCCGGACAACCTCGTCCCCGCGTGCAATTATTGCAATGGGTGGGTTGAACAGAACCCTTCCCTGGCTTGGGAACTCGGCCTCGTCCTGCGTGCTGGTGACCCAGACTACGAGCGCCTGGGGGCACGCCATGATCGATCCCGAGAAGATGTTCAGGGCCAGGATGTTGGCGGACCTACAGCAAGCCCAAGTGGCGGGAGCGGTATCACTGAGCCTGACTCAGATGCAGGCGATCACTAACATCGCCACGGCGATCTTCGAGGACCTGACTAGGAAGCCTGCATCGCCTTGATCACGGCATAGCCGGGTGCATCCGTCCTGACACGCCCCTTCTTCATCCGCAGGGTCACGTCAGCCATTCCGTTCGGACAAGTTGATAGGGCTGGACACCACGCGCACAGGGGGCCTGTCTTAGTCTTGAACCCACGCCCATTGAAATCGAGCGTGATGTCCTCCCAGGTCTGAGTCGTCTTGTCCACGAGGTCACCACAGGACTTGTCGGTGAACTTCGTCTCGATGACCTCGGCATGGGTAGTGAAGATCAACTTGCCCTTATTGGGACGCGTCCCCCAGGTGGCCTCGATCATCACCGCGTAGAAGTTCAACTGCTCCAACTTGGGGCCGCGGTACTTCGGGTCAGGGACCTTGCCCGACTTGTAGTCGGAGATCACCAAGCCGCTCTGCGTGCGATCCACGCGGTCAATGATCCCCCGAAGGTTGACGCCGTTGACCTTGCAGTTGACGAACTTCTCGGTGGCCGCCACCGACACCTCGGCGGGGTTCTCGATCTCGAAATATCCACGGATCGACCACCAGGCGTCCCGCTTGAACACCTTGGCCTGTTCTTCATTCATGTCCAACAAAAGGAAGTCGGCGTGTTCCACCGTCTCGGGCCACGCTTGCGAAGCACATGCCCTGGCCCGATCAAGGTCACGCTCCTCGGGTGGTAGTTGCATGAGCAACTCCAAGGCCCGGTGCACCAGTGTGCCAAGGAGGGCGTCACGGCCGGATGGCTCGTAGCCACCATTGATCTTCTGAATCTCAAAGCGCTTCGGGCACTGGTGGTACAGGTCCATGGATGATGGCGACAGACCCTTGGGGAGTCGTCGGGCTGGCGGCACATCGAGGTCCATCACTTCTTGTCCCATGAGTTTGACACTGTAACCGATACCCCTGACAGGGGGTGTCAGGGGTATCGTGTATGATCGTAATTCACATCCGTCAACGAAAGGAGTCCCCCATGGCCGATCACAAGACCCCAGGAGAACTCAACCTCTCCAACTTCTGCTCAACAGTCCAAGAAGCCGATGCTGATGACTGATCGTCTCGACTTCAACCACATCGCCTCAATCGCCGTCGCCCTACAGGCGCTCGCCAAGGACCGCGACGCCCCCGTTCATATCGAGGGCGACATCATCGTGGAGCGCCCCGACGAATCAGGGATTGACTTCATCGACATGGACGAAGGTGAAGCGGCCCGTCGTATCGTGGAGGCCGTTATCAACCATCCTCATGTGCAGGAGTTGTTCACCGAAGCCGACCGAATGTGGGAGGCTCTCAAGTGGCTCGTCCTCAACGTGGATACCGTCCCATCTCCCCCTGACGAGCACGTTGCCATAGTCGAGGCAGCCATCGACGCCTCCGGTTGGAGTGAATCGAGCGACTTGCCATAGACGTTTCGTCTTGACGCCATCCTTGCTATTGCGCTACGGACAATAGTACGTTGCCCCCCGACATCCCCTGGGGGACAAATGGGCAAAACCAAGAAGGAAGAACCCAAGCAACGCTGCCCCGATTGCGGAGGAACGGGCCTACGTCCTGACGAACAAAATAGCTCGGCCCTTTGCGACTGTGCCGCTGGCATCAGGCGCGCTATGACGGCAGAGGGGTGGGACTAACGTGGGGTACTCTTGCACTCCCAGCAACTCATCCCCAGAGGAGAGCGTCATGACCGCCGCCACCCCCGTCCTTCACTCCGCCCTCTCGGCCCCCATTTGGGATGCACCGTTCTGGGATGCGCTTACCGAAGGGGAAGAAGCGGCCAAGATCGCTTTGGGTGAACTCTATGAGGAGTCCTTCGAGAGTGAAGGGTGCTGCTGTGATGTCTGCGTCGTGAGGACGGTTCTCGAAGCCGTCTGGCCCGTACTGACA